GACCAGGCGCTTTAGTGTTGCGGTTCTAGCAATACTAAGTGTCTGCCTTCGTTCAATTATGGGAGGGGAGTGGGGAATCTTATTAACTTTTATTGTGTCCATACTCGTAACAACTTTTAAAATATTTACATGGTGTTGGAGAACGAGTGAACAAAACGTTCTTCAGGCTGCCAAGGTCCAGGCACATCATGATATTATGAGCAGGGGAACTGGAGCAATACCAGCTTCCGCTAAGATGTTGCGTGACATTGAGGTGGTGGAAAGAGATCAGCAAAAACGAGAGCCATTTCCTTGGTTTTTTGTTGTTTTCACCATCTTGACTTCCTTTCAAGACGACGCCAATGTCTTCTCGTTTATGCTCTTGACGTTTTTTGCACTTTATTATGGGAGAGCGGATTTGTTGCTTCCAGCATCAATTCCACATACCTTCAATAAAATGCAGGAGATGAAGAGGAACTTCGTCAATGCTATTCCATTCCACTACGATCGAGCTGTTGTTGCACCAGCTGAACGCCTTGGATCACAATTTCTTGCTGACGCCACCCAGAAGGTGGAAGCTGCTAGAGCTGCTCCCGCTGCTGATAGTGTACACGCGAAGAATGAAAGTAAGTTAACTTTTATACCTTGCGAGGCTGGGAAATTGTATGGTCCAGATGTCAGCTCAGAACTGGCTCGTGTAAAAGAAAGGATTACAGAGATTGAAGGAGAGATAGAGGCGATGGAAAAAGAGGAAAGATACTTTGAGTGTGAAGCCTTTCATGCTCGTCCTGCGAAGAGGGAGAAATCCTGGATTGAAAAAGAGACACAGACTGAATCCACAGTTCCGGTTTATCCAGTAACGAAGGAGACACAGACTGAACCTATGGTTCCGGTTTACCCGGCAACGAAGGAGACACAGACTGAGGAATTAGCTGATCTTCTTCATCCCGTGCAGCAACCGGTGGACGTTGAGATTCTCGAGACTGATAAGCCGAAAAGCATGGTGAGACGCATAATTAAATGTTTAGCGTCTTGCTTTGTTAATGAAAGTGTGGGTCAACTAGATTTGAGCCTTGTTTTACGCAGGGTTCAAAATCATTTGACGCAACTTGATGATTTGGCAAATGAGGTAGAGGATACAACGGATTTAATTCGATTCATGATGACTCATCGTAAAGGAGAGCAAGAATGGCTAATAAATACCTATGAAGCATATTACAACAATCATTATGCAAACGAGAGTAGGTTAGGAGTTCCTGAAGCTAAAGGTTTCAGCTACCCTGATTATGATGGAACTGACGATCGTGACGATGGTTACGATAATGCCAGGCCATCGGATTTTCGCAAACGTAAAGATGCTGGTTTAAAACCAGTAATGAACGAGCCGACCTATGAAAAAGATCGACAGTATTTACTGAGTAAAGGGGTTGATTTGTGGGCTTACATGAATGAATCTATTAAAAAGGCTGTGGAAGAGTCTCTTGGAAAAGGGACTATAACCACTTCACCTTCGAAAGAGAAACTCATGGTCAGAAAACCAACTCCTAGGACAGTGGTGGCTAAAGGTGGTCCTGAAGCTCACACTCAGGCGCAGCCTGAGTGTGTGACTGCGACATCCGTAATCACAAAAAATAGCATTGATATATACAATGTGTATATCGGTGTTAAAAAGGAATTTTCAGGGAAGTGCATAAGAGGTCACCAGGGTTTCTTAGTTCTTCAGCATGTGTTGACCCCCAATGCTGATGCTGATTTAAATGAAACCATAGTGACCTTTGAGCACACTAGGAAGAAGAGTTTGGTTGAAACTATAATTCTCAAGAAATCTTACAATTATCGCTACGCTGTCAAGTTTCCCAACGATGCGTTAATTGTTGTGACAATTTCATCTGGTTCCTTTCCTTTGACAAAATTGAAAGTCTATGATACGGCTGGATTGAAGCCAGGCTACAATCTGGTTGTTAACAATGGCGAAGAAGTGTCCCCAGGTACATTTATCAACCATGATGGTGATTTCCTGATTTATGACGCCTCAACGGTAGGCGGATGGTCAGGTTCCCCTATTATTGTTGGTTCCAAGTTGCTTGGGATTCATGTCAAGGGTTTGAAGGAGCAAGGGCAAAATTATGGACTTCGTGTCGAAAATTTTGCTGAGCATTTTTTACCAATCACTGGGACGGCGACCAATGCTGTCGTCCCCTCAAATCTTTAACTGGTCCATATTATAAGGAGGAAGTTTTGGCCGGTCCACATATCTGTATAGAAAAGATGGACTTTCTTCCTCTTGTAGGCCACACACGATATCCAAAGCTACCAGTTACCAAATATGTTTACGACCCTATTATGCCTATTGAGGATCCAACTTTTGCTCCTGCAAATTTGGATTCTATCTCTTTGTATAATGGACTAAAGAAGTATGACCATCCACAAAAATCGGTGACCAATCAAGAGTATCACATGGTGCTCATTTGGCTAAAGAATTTAGTTGGTGGTTCGTTCGTTCGAGAAATGTGGACCATGGACAAAGCCATTGAGGAGATGGATCTGTCAAAATCGCCAGGTCAACCTTATGGCTGGCTCTATGGTCCAACAAAGAAAGATGCGTTAAAACATGAAGACAAGGTTTCGCTTGTTTATCAGTTTTTGACGTACATACAAATTGTTTTTGCAACATTGAAAGACGAGCTTAGAGATGCTCTTAAAGATGCCAGAATGTTCATTCCAGCAAATATCTGTATGATATTTATTGGAAACTGGCTTTTTGGAGCTCAAAATAAAGGCTTGTCTGAAGATCACATTCAGAAAATTATTAAAATCGGGCTTTCTAGCCCGGGTCCAGACGGTGTTGATTTATGGCAGAAATTTCGTGAGGCTATTGGCCGATATTTGCAAGCTGATGGAAGTTGGAATGATTCTCAATTCGCTTCCATCTTGGCTTGCTGGGCTCGTGACCTTAGGAAGGCCTTTTTGCCTGCCTGGACTCATAAACTTGTTGATAGATACTACGATATGACTTATCGAATGAAGTTGAGTGTATTCGGTAATGTATTCGAAGTTATTGGTCAGCAATCGGGACACACAAACACTGCTTCAGACAATTCAATTGGCACATTAGCCTTGCTTTGTTTGAATGCCATTCGTAATGACGTTTCTTTGGAGGAGTTCAAGAAAGCCTTGATTGCTATAATGGGAGATGACCTCCTATTGTGCGACGGGAACTTGGACTGCTTCAAACCGGAATGTCTAGATGAAACATGGAGATCTCTAGGAATGTTCATTGAAGTTCCCAAATTTGATGAGGAATTCTCAACACTCTCTTTTATGGGAATGACGCCGAAAGATCTCGGACCATACAACTTATATACTTATAATGTTCCGAAGATGCTTCAATCAGCCAATTATTACAAACGTAGTATGACTAAGCAAGACAGGATGCTGAAACTACTTAGTTTGACCCAGAACGTGTTTGCAGATCAGGATGCGTATAGCAAAATGAGGCAAGCATTCTGGAACTACATTGTTAGCAATGGGCTGGATGGGCAAGTCTACGTTAAGACTGACTTCCATCGTCTCTTAAAGTTGTATTGCGGATGGGAGTAAACTGCGGGTTTGTTTTTTGACCCTCAGATTTTATGCGGTGAGGAATTTACACGCCGTATAAAAGACAACACAGTTAAGCGCGGAATTTAAAAGAACAAA